TTCTGGATGTGGAGGGTAAACCCCTGGAGATGGACACTGACGATCTGTTGAATCAGGCGGCGTTTCAGCGAGCCTGTGTCGAGCAGTTGAATTTTTTACCACGGACCATGCAGAAGGCTGTCTGGGAAACCCGGATCAATACGCTGTTGGTTGAGATGTCCGAAACAGAGGGCTCGATTATCGAGGTCAGTCAGGACGTGAGCGTCAACGGCATCTTCTTTGATCATCTGGAAGAGTTCTGCACGGGTCATCAGGCGGCAGAAGAAAAAGAACAAATACTTCTCAAGCGGCCGTGGACAGACGAGGACCGGGAAGAGACTTTCTTCCGGTTAAAAGATCTGGAAGCACATTTGGTTAAAGCAAATTTTAAACACTTCAAGACACATCAGATTGCGCAACGTTTGCGAGACGTGAACGGCGAGGCGGCACAAATTAAAATTGCCACCAAGAACGTCAGGCTCTGGAAGATCCCGGCGTTCAAAGCAAACAAGGCTGTTGTAGAAGAACCTAAGTTTGCACAGGACGAGGACATACCATTTTGAAACAGGCAGATGGATTAGATGAAGCGTTAATTGGCACTGCGTACCGGATCGATCTCGGAGAGATTCTGGTTTACGATTACGACAAGTGCGTTGATATTTTTATGGACATCAACGACTGGACTGAGGAAGAGGCGATAGAGTGGATGGAATATAACGTGTTAGATGCTTACGTTGGCGAGGGTACACCGATTTTTGTAAAGTTGAGCAGGTAATGCAGCGCATCTTTGGCCCTCCCGGAACTGGCAAAACAACCACTCTTCTTAACCTAGTAGATCGTGCTCTATCGGATGGCACACCACCCGGAAAGATCGCATTCTTTGCGTTTACCCGAAAGGCGGCTTCAGAAGCCAAGGAGAGGGCGTGTGAGCGGTTTGGACTGGACCACCGGAATGATTTGCCCTATTTCAGAACTATCCACTCTCTGGCGTTTTATTTGACCGGACTCAAGTCTGAGCAGTTAATGACGGCAGGGCATTATCGAGAGGTTGAGCAGAAGATTGGCATCAATCTGGTGACCGGAGAGACTTCTCAATACGAAGTCGAACAAGACCTTTCCAACAGCTTGCGCAAGGAGTCTGATCTTTTACGGTTGATCACGTTGTCGCGACTGAAGAAGACGCTGCTTCGAACCGAATATAACTTTAGCGAACTACAGCACGAGTGGGTGGAGGTGGACTACGCAGCACGGAGCTTGGCCCAGTACAAAAAAGCGCATGGCCTGTACGACTACACCGACATGCTTGAGCTGTTTGCCAAGTCCGCACACCAGACCTGCCCTCGGTTTGAACTGGCGATGCTTGACGAGGCACAGGATTTGAGCCCTTTGCAATGGGACATTGCCCACGAGATCGAAAAGAAGTCAGAGCGGATGTATTGTGCGGGTGACGATGACCAAGCGATTTACAAGTGGTCCGGTGCTGATGTAGAGCATTTTATTAATCTGCCCGGCGGAAGTGAGGTGTTGGAGCAAAGCTACCGGGTGCCGAGAAAGGTCCACGAGGTAGCCGAGCGGATCTGTGGACGCATCAAGCGACGGTTCCCCAAGCGGTATTTACCTCGACGCGAAGAGGGCAAGCTTGAACGCATCACAGACTTTGAAGAACTGGACTTGAACCACGGCACATGGCTATTTTTGTCTCAGGCCCAGTATTTCCTGAACTCGATTAAGGGGCATTGTAAGTCCCAGGGTTACTTCTACGAGTCTCAGTCCGGGCACAGTTTACGATTAAAAATTAGAGAAGCGTTGGAGGGGTGGAAGCTCCTGCAGCAGGGAAAGATGATCACCTACGATACCGCCAAGACGTTGTACAGTTACATGTCTGGCAATGGTGGTAGAGTCCAGCGCGGATTTAAGAAGATTCTTGGGGAAGAAGACGACACGTTCACGTTTGATGAACTGAGGGACAACAACGGTTTGTTGGCGACTCTCGACATGTCGTGGCAACAGGCGTTAGATAAAGTGCCAGATGTTGATGTAGCTTACATCAACGCTCTGTTACGACGAGGCGAAGACCTCACCGCGCCGCCACGCATTAAACTTTCAACCATACATGGAGCCAAAGGGGGCGAAGCAGAAAACGTGGTTTTGTACACGGACCTGACGGCCGCTGCCGAACAGTCAATGGAAAAGGACCCGGACTCAATGCACCGCGTATTCTACGTGGCTGTGACCCGGACCAAACAAAACCTGTATCTGGTCGAACCCGAAAACTTCTACAGGAGCTACGCCGTATGAAATCCCTTGAGACTCAGATCGCTGGGCAACACTACAAAAACCAGAAGATCCAACCGATTGAATACATTCTGGAAAACAAGTTACCTTTTATCGAAGGCAACATTGTGAAGTACATCACGAGGTGGAGGGAAAAGGGCGGCATCGAGGACCTGAAGAAAGTAAAGCACTATGTCGAAATCCTAATGGAGCATGAGGATGGAAAAAGAAACAAGACTACAGTTCCCTCTGTTTACCCCAAAGACGGAGTGGACCGCACCCTTTGAACTTAAAGATCTGACGGGTGCCAAAGAGATTGCAATCGACCTTGAGACACGGGACCCGCACCTAAAAGAGAACGGGCCCGGCTGGCCGAAGAAGGACGGAGACGTGGTAGGGATCGCTGTTGCGACTGAAGGCTTTGAAGCCTACTACCCCATTGACCATGCCGGGGGCGGCAACCTAGACAAGAACGTCGTATTGAAGTGGCTCGACAAGCAG